CACTGCTTGATAATGTTAAAACTGTTGTTGGTGTAGTACCTGCTTTGATTACAAGGTCTGTGCTTGAGTTTGAGAAACCACCAAATGCTGTACCATCATCTTTTAATAATATATCTGCACCGCCGGCGTCTAGTGTAATGTCTGTTGTTGCATCTAGAGTGAGTGCTCCATCTGATGCCATTGTTGTACCTGAAAAAGAAATATTTGATGATCCATCTTTGTCTGCCCATGTAACAGTTCCGGCTCCGTCGGTTGTGAGTTGCTGTCCTGCTGTACCATCAGATGTAGGAAGAGTGTAAGCATTATTAACATTAATGCTTGATCCTCTAATTGTTCCGTTTACGTGAAATGTTGTTGCTGGTTCCGAGGTGCCAATACCTACTCGTGAGTTAGTTACATCAAGGTATAATAGGTTTGTTTCAAACGCAAGGTCGACTCCACTTCTAGTCAAGTTAGACTTTAGGACCGACCCAGATATACGACCAATGGCCATATGTTGGCTCCTCTCTATAATTATGTTAGTACAGCAAACGCCATACACGGTCTCTTTATCGTTGCCGACCGACAGCAGTAATAGTATTTATACGCCTAAAAAAAAAGGGCGAGTAAAAACCCGCCCTTTAAAATATTAGTTTAATGCTTTAAATTAGTTGTTTGTTCTAACTACTGCGTTAACTAAACCAATTCCTGCATCAGTTTTAGCCTCAAGTGCTCTACCGATTACGTGGAATGGAGTGATAGTTTCACCTTCTGTTACTGCTCTTGCAGTACCTTTTACAGATGAACTTACTAATCTTTGTCCTTTTGCAACTGCACCTGTAACTCTCACTGGAGTTCTACCTGTCATTGCTATAAAAGGATGAGATTCGCTGTTACCTGCTTCTGCATTCATCATGAATGCTGGTTGAGTAGAAACAACACCAAATACTTCGTTGTTTAATTCACCAACTGACTCAGTAATTTCTGCTGATCCACCTAGTGTTACTACTGCACCTTCTGACATAGGAGCGTCTGCTTCGAAACGCTCCGCCACGTCCGCGTATGCCGCCGACGTTGCTCTTGCGTGTACAACATTTGCTCTAATGTCAACTAAATCTTTGTTAGATAAGTCGTCATCAGATCTGTATGCTGTCCAGGCACCACCTGCGTTACCGTGTACAGTTGTTCCGTCATCTGCGAATGTTTCATCCCAAACCCAGAAAAGATCTTCTTCAGTTGCTGATGATGTTGCACCTCTGTTGGCTTTTAAACCAGAGAAGTTTGGCATACCAGAAGCCGCTGATACGTTTCTGTTAACTTCTATCATGTTGTCTTCAACTGATAGTGTTGCAGTGTTAAGTTCAGTTCTTGTACCGTCAACTGTTAAGTTACCAGTAATTCTTACTAGTCCTGCAGTCGCGATAAGTTGATCAGTTCCACCGATATCTAATGATACTGATGAACCTGAAACTGTTACGTTGTTTGATCCAGATACTAGGCTAGTTTTAGCAGTTAACTGATCATCAACATACTTTTTGTTGGCCAATTTTGCGTCTGCATCTGGCGCCGATGTGTTATCTAGCGTCAAAGCAGAGACACCTGTTAATGCACCTGAAGATGCATTTATAGATACGTCACCGCAATCAAGACCGTTATGTACTCTAAAGTTTCTTGCTGTCATGGTTCCATGTCTCCCACATGATTGATTAATTTAAATTTAACAACATCATTGTTGTTAAACTGTCAAACGAAATGTTTAACAGTAATATTTACCAATTTTTAAGTGATTTTGTATTGTACTATTAAAAAGTCACAAAAAAAGGGCGACATAAAGCCGCCCTTTTCTAATCTTGTTTAGTTATTATACTGCTTGTAAAGAGTACTGTACTAGTGCCGTTTGTGCGCCACCTGTACTAGTCGCTTTAACTTCTATTGTGTTAGAACCATCATGGTTGAATGTGATAGTTGCTAAATCAGTAGATCCAGTATTTGTTACAGCATACACTGATCCAAATGCTGTTGATCCGTTATGGATAACAACTGCTTTTTGTACTGAGTACTCAGTGTTTGCCGCGTCAGTTATTGTAATCAATAATTCTGCTGATCTGTACGATGCTTGGTTGAAACTCATGATCGTAGTAGCAGTTGATTCAAATGATACTGATGAAGTTTGTGTTCTTGCAACACCGCTTGATGCTAACGCAGTATTATCAAAACCAGTCAAAGCAAATATTCTTGCACCACTGTGTGGAGCAGAAGTAAATGTAATTGTAGTTCCTGATACTGTGTAGTTCTCAGTCGGTTCCTGCATAACGTTGTCAATAAACACTAAAACGTTGTTTACTGTTTCTGGTGCTGATCCAAAGAATGAACCAAATACTGTAGATGATCCATCTCCAGTTGCACTCACTTTAGAAATAGAAGGTACATCACCTGCTATCGCTAATTCAACGTAAGTAGATCCATCGTTACAAGCCTCATACTTAGAAGTTTGAGAGTTGTATCTGATGATACCCGCTGTTGCAGTTGGTCTTTGTGCTGTATTACCTGTAGGTAATTTAAGTGCATCAGTTGATCCTGATACGTCTAAAGCATAACCTGGAGAAGATGTCATTACACCCACTCTGTCGTTACCAGCGTCTACAAATAAACCATGAGTATTACCGTTTGATTCTACTCTGAAGTCTACATCTGCTGAGTCTTCGTTAATAACAACACTTGAACTTGCCGCAGTAGTAATTGTTAAGTTACCAGTTGCGTTTGCAATCGCTGTGTTTGATCCATCGTGCTGTACTGTAAAGTCATTACCTGCACCAATTCTCAATGATTGAGAGTCAGCCGGAATGTCAATACCTTGAGATGCATCAACTGTTGTGAATGCACCAGTACTTGCTGATGAACCACCAATTGCTGTACCGTCTATTGTACCACCGTTAATGTCCGCTGTTGTTACAGTTCCAAGATCTGCAAACGTACCTGATATTGTAGTTGCGTTTGCTAGTGTCCAACTTGCAGAGTTGAAAGTAGTTGTATCACCACTTGCATCACCAATTGTAGTATTACCTGTTGATGCTAAAGTTGTAAACGTACCTGCTCCTGCAGATGATCCACCAATAGTTGCTCCATCAATTGTACCACCGTTAATGTCAGTAGTTGTTAATACTGAACTAGCGATTGTGTGTACACCTGTTGAGTTTGCTATTGTTGAACTTGCTGTACCGTCAGCCGCTTTAATAGTACCAGTTTGTACTTCTGATGCTTTATGTACACCAACGTGTAGTCCTGCATAACTGTCTAGTGTTACGTTACCTGCTGTTGTTCCATCCTCTGAAGCCGAAACTGCCGCAACAAATTCGTCTGCGGATTCGTCCCATAGGAAGACAACATTTGATAATGATCCTCTGTTAAAGAATAAACCTTGGTCAAAGGCATTCGCCGCTCCACCTGAGTTATTCTTCGCTAATTGAATCATCGGATCTTCAACTGTTAATGTTGCTGAATCGATTGTTGTAGTTGTACCGTTAACTGTTAAGTTACCACCAACTGTCAATGCACCTGAAGTTTCTAATGTTGTGAATGCTCCAGATCCTGCTGTTGATGAACCAATGTTAACACCATCAATCGTTCCAGATCCATTTGAATCTGTGATTGAAATAGTTGTACCACTTGCTGTTAAGTTTGTAAATGTACCTGCCGCGGCTGAGTTAGCACCAATTACTGCACCGTCAACTGAACCACCATTGATGTCAACTGTTGTTACAGTACCTAAGTCTGCAAAGGTACCTGTAACTGTTGGTGTATTTGATAATACAATTGAGTTACCTGTAATTGTTACTGAATCACCTGTTGCATCTCCAAGAACAACGTTACCTGTTGCTGATAATGTTGTAAAAGCACCAGTTGAAGCACTGTTGGCTCCAATTGCTGTTCCGTCGATAGCACCGCTGTCAATGTCAACTTTTGATATGTCAACTTCGCCAGTTCCATTTGGTGTAATTGCTATGTTTCCATCTGATGTTGAAACTATTGCATTTCCATTAATATCTAAATCTCCACCTAGTTGAGGCGTAGTATCTTCAACAACGTTGCTGATACCAGATCCAACCATTGATCTAAATTGACCATTGCTGAATCCTTCGATTTGAGAAGTAGTGGAGTTGTATCTGATATCACCGTTTGATGGTGAACCAGGTCTTTGTGCAGTCGTTCCTGATGGAAGTCTTATTGCATCTGTAGCCGAAACGTGGAATGTAGTGGCTGGACTCGCTGTCCCAACACCCACTCTAGAGTTTGTCACGTCTAAGGCTAATAGATTTGTTTCAAACGCTAAATCCGTTCCCGATCTCTCGAGATTGGCTTTTAACATCTGTCCTGATATACGTCCTATTGCCATGTTATTTTCTCCTTAAACTTTCGAAAGTTATATTATATAATATGTAACATATTTATTGTAACCACCCAAATTTGTATGCTTAAATACCATTAAGGCATGAAATATACGCATATATCTATAACTGGAAATTTAACGGTGGACTATGACACTAGAAACTGTCTTAAACACGGAGAGTTAATAGTGTCTGGTTTGACCAATAAATCACCTGGTTCCAGATACGCAGTAACAAATAATGAGTTAGAACTGCAAAATATGTTAAATTCCCCTAATTTGAGGAACATACCAATAGTTACCTCCCTAGCATTGTACAAGAAGTATATGTTTTTTGATAATATTGAATATGTGCCTAGTTTTTCTGACAATGCAACTATAGATATAGACGTAGATAATTGTTCTTCTCAACTGCTTTCTTTATTACTTGCTTGTTGGTGTGAGTATTCTGCTGTGTATTGTTTTGGATACGATATACAAAATTTGAAAGAAAGAGATTTATTCATGAAAGTTGCTGAAAACAATCCAATCATAAAATTCTATTATGTTAGAAAGCCAAATGTCAACAAGATAAAATTGTTTGATTCAATAAAAAATTTAAATGTGTTGGATTATAAGGAATATACTGCATATGCAAAACAAAAAAAATAAAGAAATTTTTTACAAATATACAGTTACGTTGCAGTGGCCACAACTTGCTCGTAACAGATCCGTAGAAACATTACAAGAGAGACCAGACATCATGCAAGAAATGAATCATTTTATGCAAAAAGTTGAAAATGTAACAAAATTAATTTTAAAAAAACCTTACAAAGTTGATTATAAACATAGTGTTGCTGGAGTAAAAATACAATTTTCTTCGGGACAGGATCTCTATGAATTTATTATAAGACAACCAGAGTTCGAATGGGAAATACATCCAAAAATTGGAACAATTAATTCTTTAAATGGAGAATTTAAAAGTTTTGATTTAGTTTATCAACCTACAGGATTTTCAGTAGTTTAAGTTTGTGCTTCAGAGAAGCCAGACATGATCACAATTCTTGCTCCCATGTGTGGAGGTTCACTTATTGTAATTGACGATGTTGATCCGTCCGTGGTATAACTCTCAGAAGGTTCCTGCATGACTCCATCGATGTACACAATTAAGTTTTCAGGTTGTGTAGCAACGTGTGGTGATGTAAACACAGTAGATGAACCATCACCTGTAAAAACATCTTTTGAAACTTCCTGAGAAGTATGTTCAGTTCTTAGTTCAGTAAATGTTGATCCATCTTCCGAAACTTCAAATTTACCTGTTGTAGTGTTGAATCTCATCACACCTTCTGCCGCTGATGGTCTTTGTGCAGTTGTACCTTTTGGAATTGTTATTGAAGATGTACCTTCAAATACATATCCACCTGTACCAGCATTGTCAAAAGTTATATCTGCATTTGATGGGGCAGAAATTGTTGACCCAGTGATTGTTAAGTCACCTATAGATCCACCAGTCGAAAGATTTTGTAATCCTATTTGTCCTGTATATCTTGCACCACAAATATAAACAGACTTACCCGAAAAGTTTACGCCATTAGGTAAGTTAGTTCCTATGAAATGTAAGACACCAGATTGGTAATCAAAGAAAAATTCATCGTTGTTTCCAGAACCTCCAGGAAACACTCTTGTACCTGACGAAGCGGCATTGCCGGCATCACCCGATGTGTGAATATAAACTTTTACTCCGTATGTTGCACCAAACTCTGGTGGTATGTAATCTGTTAATCCTGTCTTCCAGGTTCTGTTTGCTGTTGCTGTTGCATCAGCAGTAGTTTCAGTTGGTGCCGAAGCAGGATAAACTGTAACTACACCCGAACTTGCTCCTGGTTGTGTTGCAGGAATTGAACTTGCTTGGTTCCAAGTTTTATCACCTCTTAATAATAATGGAGATGCAATGGCTTCGTTGGGTGCCGCCTTGGCCGCGTTAGTATCTGTTTTGGTTGCACCGTAACCAACTTTTTTCCAGAGATAATCAATTTTCTTTGCGTCTGTTATAGCCATTATACTGTTCCTATTGATAGTGCTGTGATACTATCTCCTGATTCTATTTTAAATCTAACAAGACAAACGTTTCCTGTAGAATTAGACATACTCTCTGTACCTAAAGTTACATCAAATTTTTGAGAAGAATATGTTGTGTTATCAATTATTCTATCTCCACCTGTTTTAGCAACACCATCTGAACCATTTCCTCCAGTTCCTGAACCTGGTTGACCCGCACCGTTATATTGAGTTGATAGATCTAACCAACCGTTTGCTCCTGATGATGTGTCTGTTCCTGAACCTGGTAAAGCAATAAAGGCACCTGATACCTTACCAGAAAGCGTTATTGAAAATTGAGATACAGTTGATCTTCTAAATGCAAAAGTGTAATACTGAGCACCCGATCTGCCTGTGTTTAGATCAGGACCTACTGGTAGATAACCACTGCTTAAATCTGTTGTGAAATGTTTTATAGTTCCAAATCTTGCAATGGCTTCTCTTGTTCCTTCAACTGTTTTAGCACCTGTAAACAAATTGTTTGTATAGAAATTTGTTGATCCATTATAGGATGGAGTGTCTGTTGTGTCACCAGCAAAGTCAAATATACGTTTTGCATCATCATCGAAAGTTGCTCCTAATGAATCAGAAACTGTAATACCTCCCTGTTCGTTGTCCATTGTTAATAAAGAATTTGAATACATCTGCACTTTTGTGGCATTTTCTGAATAACCACTTGTACCGTTGCAGTTCTTTGCTCTCATCTTAATACTTTGAATTGAACGTCTTTGTGTGTTTACTAGAGGTACTGTGAGTGCTCCTAATGTGTATGCACTGCCTACTCCAGTATTTTTTACAGGTATACCACTGCTTAACATTGTTGACGCACCGTCTATATTTGCATAAGTGAAACCTAAGTTACTGATAATGTTTCCAGACGTACTTTCATGGTTAGTACCTGGATCTATTTCAACTGGATCTGAAGCATCTTGATATGCCTGTCCTGTGAAGTTGGCCACAGTCGATCCTGTTACTGTCAAACTTGGAGAACCGTCGTTGTAGTAAGGTACACCAGAAATATATCTTAAATTTCCTGCCGCATTCTGCGTTACAGATCCTATAGATGCTGTTGGTGAACCAGTAAGTAGGTCTCTGACCACGTGTACGTAACCAGTGTTACCTCCTACCGAACTCTCAATTCTTTGAGCGTTCAATCCAGTAGAGTAATCAGTAAGTGCCTGTGTAATTTTTGCAGTTGCAACTAAAAATAATCTTTGAGGGAACGCACCAATCTCATCTGCATCTCTGTGATTAGTGATAACAAGTTTTGTGAAAGTACTGTTGTTAGCACCACCCTCAGATGTAGTAAAAGTTCTAGCACCGCTGGCACTACCATTTATATTTGCTGTAACAGTTTGGTTTACATTAGAACCTGTTCCGTTACAACTATTTGTTAAAAAGTTTGATGCTGTGTTTGTATCTATTGTACCACTTGTATAACGTCTTGCAGTAGATGATTCTAGAGAAGTTCCTGCGGCCAATGTTGGCGCTGAACCAGTAGCATCATCAAAATTTGCACATAGATGTGGATTTATACCTTGTGCTGAATCTGATAATGTTAAACTTTTTGTGCTTAGATTTGCTGGTGCACTAGGAGTTGAATTCATAGTGAAAATTATTGTTTCTTCGTCGTCTTGCTCAATTGTGTCTGGTGTTCCGTGTGCTCTAAATCTAGTTGTGAAGTTTCCTGCACTTGTACCTGCAAAGTTTTTTTGTAAGTTTGCACCAACTACACCTGCAGTTGATCCATCTTCTACTATACTTAATGTATCACTCGAGTCATCTTTGAAATCATATGTGTAATCATCTGCGTGTTGCGAAGTATTTGTGAAATTAACTAATGCTCTGTTGGCTCCATCTAGGTCAGTAACATCGTATAAGTCTCTTGCATTATCTCCACTTTTCGTAGAAACAATAGGAGCGGAACCAGAAATGTTTGCTCTAACATCAGGCTCAACAATAATTTTCATATCAGCCGCGAAAGGTGATGTACTATGTCCGTTTGCCAAACTTAAAGAAGTAGTATAAGTTACAGTTGTACCTGCATTTTGTTGTCCTGATGACAAATTGAACGTGTTTGAAATAGTTCTATTTGTGTCACCACTTGCGTTTGAACCAACATTGACATTTTGATTTCCTGCACCTTCACCAAAGTTCCAACTGTAAACGTTACCAGTAAAGGTTGATTGCGGACCTGGATTAGTTGCTGTGTTATTAGTAAATGTTACAGGGAATCCTGATGTTGCTTCTTCATTAATTCCTCTAACAGTAGAATCTGCAACCGAGTAAAGAGCGGTATGAGTAGAATACACATCAAAGTTTTTCTGTGCATTTGCCGGTATCACTGATGGGTCTGCTGTTGTGTGTGTTCTCAATGTAAGTTTAGGTGAGTATCTTGTATCGCCAGTACCTGTACCAATTGTTGATCCATCATCACCTGCACTATTAGTATAAGTGTGTGCAAGTCTTCCTCCTCCTACACCACCTGCGGCGCCATCACTTGCAATAGAGTTTTCAGAACTGTCGCCCCAATCTATATCATAAGTTACTGATGCCATTGAAGTATTAGTTGTTGTGTTTTCTAAATATACGGTTGCACCATTATCCGCTTTAGTAATCGGTGATCCTCCCGATGGTGCCGCGTATATGAAGAAGTTAGGCACCGGTTGTGCTGTGAATATTGTTATAAAGTTTGCTCTAGTTTTTTCTGCAAACGATCCTGCTGATCCTGAAGTAGCAGAATGATTGAATGCCCTTACCGTTACTGTAAATGGCGAGTTGACATTTGAACTATATGTGTGTGACGGAGTTGTATCCGTGGTAGCATTTGTTGGTGTTTCACCTGTACCCCAATCAATGTTGTATCTGCTGGCTCCCCCACCTACTGTTGTTATGGTAAGAGTTACAGTAAGACCGGCGGAGCCTGCCGTGACGTCAGCAGTGAAGTCAACAGATTTAACATATGTATTGTTTCTGATGTTTTCCATTGTTTCATTTAGGTCGTCTAATGCATCTGTTACAGAAGATGCTGAACCTAAACTTACAAGGGCACCATCACCAAAACTAGAGTCGGCAGGTGTACCGACCGTCACATTTGTTCCAACAACACTTCCGCCAGCGGCATTTGCCTCAAAATATCTTTTGGTCACAAAGTCGTCAGCGGCAGTTGGATCTGCACCTGCCAGTTTGGCGAATGCGGAGTCAGTTATGGTAGAAGTTGTTGATCCATCTGATGTTGTTGTTACAAGTTTGAACTTATCGTTTGATTCATCCCAATATAAAACAGCCGGGTTACCTGCAGATCCTCTGTTGATCATTATACCTGCGGAAGTGGCTGTACTTGAGCCTGAATTTAGTGTAAGAATATTGTCTTCAACTGATAAATTTTTAGAATCTACAGTTGTGGTTGAGCCAGTTACGGTTAGGTCACCGTTAACTGTTACATTATTTTGAAAACGTGCTGTGCCGTTTACATCCAGTTTGAATGCTCCAGGAGAGTCCGTACCTATACCGATACGTCCGTTACTAACATCTAAGTATAGTAAGTTCGTTTCAAACGCCAAATCCACACCACTACGTGTTAGATTAGATTGTAATAATTCACCTGGTATTCGCTGTATTGCCATAACTAACAATTATTTATTTTATTCTAGACGCTCAAAACAACACTATAAATATCATTAATGTCCATAGAAAACAGCATTAACGAAGTAGTCAAAGAACTTGTAGAAAAGGCAGTAAAAGCCAGATTTGACAAGTTATCTAGTGACAATTATAGCCTACAAACTCGTCTTGACTGGACTGAAAAAAAATTAAACGAAACATTAGAAAAGTTGTCTTCGCGGAATAATGACCTTTTTGACAACGAAGTATCAGGCGACAAAATAGATGGTGGAACAATTACTACTTTTGCATCAACTGGTATAAAAGATGATGCTTCTGAGAGAAAACTTACTATTGCCGATGACAAAATTACTGTAGAAAATGATATACACATCAAAGGACAAATTAATTGTGATACATTACATTATAGTACTGCCAACGCAACAAATTTAGAGTTATCTAACTCTGTGAGAATAGGTGGAAATGAAGTTTTATGGAGAGATAGGTTAGGAAATTCTGTCAAATCATCAAAACTAACAGAAGTAGGTGTCCTAAAGCAAATTAATGTTGCAGATATTTTTACTGTCGAAGGAGGCAGAGTTGGAATAAATGTTGAAACGCCTGGCGGTGTATTAGGAATTGCAAAAGATGGTCTAGAAATAGTTTTTGATGTCGTTGGAAATACACCATTCATAGGCACAAACACATCTGATAAATTTGCAATAGGTACAAACAGAGAACCAACATTAATTGTTTCACATGACAATAAAATTGGAATAAAAGTCAAAGCACCCAAAGAAGATTTAGAAGTTGCAGGTGCAATAAGATATCAAGGACAAACTCATTCTTATGCAAATTCTATGCCATCAAATGGCAATCATGAGCAAGGGGATATTGTTTGGAATGCAAAACCTGAACCCGGAAAAACTTTAGGATGGGTATGTGTTAAGTCTGGTGCACCTGGAACTTGGTGCGAAATTGGAAACGTATCTCCAATCTAATTAAACAAAATCTAAACCGTGAATAACAGTTACAACTTTAGTTGCATCTGCTGGATATGATGGTGTTAAGGTAAGTGTGTTTGATGAAACTGAATACGTACTATGTTTTTGAAATACCCCTTCCATGAACACTAAAATATTTCTTTCATGTTTTGGAGTCAAACTCATTGTGAATGCAGTCGTTGAACCATCTAACGTAAAATTATCAACTGTAACTGGATGTTGTCCGTTTACAGCACCTCTTACTTGAACATATTCAGTACCGTTATGGAATTCTAACATATTAAGAGTTGAGTTGTATCTCATTGATCCTGCTGATGATGTTGCAGGCCTTTGTGATGTAGTTCCAACAGGAATAACATTACCTACTCCAGTGGATCCACCTTGTACTAGTTGTGGGTTTTTTACATATCTACCCATGAGATTATAATCCTATAGTTGAAATCGTTGCGTTGAACTGTGCCGCCGAGTCTGGTGCTACTATATAAATTTTGGCACCTGTTTCTAATATTAGTTTCTCAGTATCTAAAATATAAGTGTCTCTTGCTTTAATAGTAAGTTGTGAATAAATTAGATGATTTGCACTAACTGATGCACCATTTGGAGTAACATATATGTCAACAGTACCGTCGCCATCTGTTTTGTTTGTGATGTAAATTACAGTCACAGCCGTGTCCGCAGATGCAGTAAAGGCCGCTGAGCCTGTTGTTGCCGCTACTTGAAAATTTGTTATCGCCATATATTTTTTATCCTAATGCAATGGCTAATGCCGTTGCTTTACTTTTACTTATCAGTTCTCCTTCTGTACCAGAACTGATATTTGAGTTGTTAAAATACAGGCCAGTTCCACCACCACCTGCTGTTTTGTTGTATAATTTTGTTACTGCTGATGCAGTTGGAGTACTTGCCGCATTTGAAAACGTTAATGTGTCATTTACTACAATATCACCAGTTCCATTTGCTTTTAAAGTCAAATTTCCATTAGATGAATCTGATGTAATTGAAGTGATATTTGTAAGGTCTGAATCCAGTGTTATTGTTACTGTGTCCGCTTCAGTGGCCGCAGTTGATAAGTTTGTTGCTCCTGCAATATGTACTGAGTTTCCGGAAGTAACTGCAACTACTGCCGAGTCATCACCTCTAAATCCTATACTGAATCCACCACCTGATACCTGTGCGTCCACATAACTTTTTGATGCGGCATGGTCACCTTGTGCTGGAGTTGTCGCAATTTTAATTTGTCCTGGAGTAATATTTGAAATTGTGTTTACTGTTGATCCGTGTGTTGTTTGACCTATAACAAATTCGTTTTGATCTGCATCAAAGAAAAATATTTGATTGTTGCTTGATCCTTGATTGAAAAATATTCCCGAGTCTTCTGTTCCTGCTGTGGAGTTATTTCTGTTAACTTCCATGAATTGGTCTTCAAGAGTAAGTGTAGTGGAATTGATAGTAGTTTGTGTTCCATCAACAGATAGGTTTCCAGGAATTCTCACATCTTTTGCATCGAGAGTGATCCTGTGCGAACCACCAGATCCTGCACCTGCTTTTAAAGTAATATCTTGTGAACTTCTTACCGTTTTTGACATATTGCTATTATTTATGTAAAGAATGGGGGAGCATTATACTCCCCCAAAAGCACGAATTTTACTTGATTAAGTATTATCTAACGTCGATGTTCGCTTTACCAGAATCTTGACCTTCGTCAGTTCCTTCTGCTTTTAGTGTGTAAGGTTTAGAACCTGTTACACCGCCGGCTGTAACATAGTGTACTGTGTTGTTAAAGAATTTACTTACATAAGCGACTGTTGAGTCATCTAATATAATTTGTACACAGAACTGGTTAGATGTGTTTGCTAATGAACCTGGAGCAACTGCTTTCAGTTCAAAAACTGCTTCAGATGAATCTTCTAAGTGTATTTTAAACTTTCTTGATCCTCTTTGTGAAACAATGTAAGCAGTAGTTGAATTAACTAATGAACCACCTGATGGTCTATAAGCCGTTACTGCGATTTTTCCTGAAAGGTTACCACCGAAGTCATTTGCTCCGCTAGCCATTTTACTTTTTTTTATTGGTCTTCCCATTTTATTGTCCTCCTTGACGTTTTAGGTCTACGCGGTTGGTTCCGCATAAGTCCAACTTTAAGTTGGTTCTCATTTTAGACAACTGTATTTAGCAGTTTTTAATAATAATTAATACTCAATAAATATTCTTGTATGTACCCATTATTGCCTATACCAACAGAACTATCTTTCGAGCCAATCAATTTGTGTAATGCAAAATGTTATTGTTGTCCTTACTCTTGGCTTGGAGAAAGTAAAGAATATAGAGGCAAAAAAATGTCAACTGAACAAATAAGATCATTAATGACAGACTTTGCAAACATACTTACAAAGTATAAAGTTAGGCCATGGACAGCACACGTTCAACCATGGAGATTTTCTGATCCTTTGGTATGTCCTGACTTGGAATTAATTTTAGAACTAGCAAACGAAAACAAAATGCAGGTAACAATCACAACAAACGGAATTTCTTTTACAGATAAAAATTGTAAAATTATAAGCAAGTATAGACATCTTGTAAAAAAAATGAATATATCTATTATTGGAATAAACGCAGAAGATATTAAAAAGTACATGGGTGTAAATTGGGAAGTTACCAAGAAAAGATTTATCAATGCAAAGAACAAATACCCAGAAGTATCTCAACTCATGAGGATTGGAATCAAGGATGCTCTAGATAGACCTATATCTGACGCTAAAGCAACGGAACTGAAAAAAGAATTTTTAAATTACACTTTAGGTAAAGTAAAAATAAAACAAGGGTGGTTGCATAATAGGATGTCACAGGGAGACGGAGTATGGACCGAATCAAAAAACTTTGCTATCAATGAGGATCAATTTGTGCAAGGATGTGTAATGGATATGGGTAAAATTTTAAGAAGAATAGAAATATTAGTCGACGGGACTGCTGTACTTTGTTGTGATGATGCTACAAAATTAACAAATTATGGAAATGTTTTTACAGATGGTATCGAAAAAGTATGGAAAAATTTACAGGACGAACACAAATTGATTTATAATAAAATGTATTCTAAACAAAAGAAAAAATTGATCTGTAATACTTGTAGTAGAGCAAGATTTAAAATTACTCCAGATCAAACTTCAAAAATACTTGCAAGTCAAAATACTACTTTAGCATTATTCAACTAGTTGAAAGAGTGGTGATAACAAATTAATGTGTCACACCACTCTCACAGATATTATGTATTTTTAGATTTTTATATTATTTTCTATTGTAGATATGATATAAAATCCAAACTGCTACTAAACCGATCAAACCTTGATCTGAAAAGCCTTGCAGTACGCCCTGGACATTTCCTATTACAGAAACATTTGGCCAGAACGGAATACCTTGACCATTAAAAAGAATTTCTAAAACAATTCCTAATGCGATGAAAGATACACCGACGTCAGCAATTCCTTTTGCCCATCCTTTTACTTTGTTAAGATAATCCATGTTGGACCTCCTTTGTTTTGATTCTTTATTGAATCGGTGAAATATTTAGAGCCATGATTTTATCGATTATAATACCTTATTTTGTCTTAGGATCGTATGACTGTGGATTTTTTTCAAATAGTGTCAGTTAATTTATTTTCTTTTATGAAATCTACTAACATTTTGGCCCATTCTTTATGACCTTGTAAACTTGGATGTGGATCCTGTTGACTTACAAAATATTTTTTATCAATGATAAATTCGTAGTGACTTAGGTTGGGCATGAAAAATCTTTTCATGTTGAGGCAACTTTTTATCACTTCAAAGTCTCTTACATCTGTTTGAAAACTGTTTGGCAAAGCATTGTACATCACATAAGGAATATTTTTCCTTTCAAAATAGTTTTGCAAATCAAACACGTTGTCTAGGAAGTTCATTATTCCATTATTTTCAATGTCCCATCCGCTTTTTTCACGAATGAAACTGACATTGTCCAAAGTTTTCCATGTTCTCCAGGTTAAATCTGTCTGTGGTATTCTGCCTTTTTTCCAACCATCGTTAGTTACATAGTCGTTCCTGTGCATACTGGACCATCCAATAATAGCAAAAATATCTTTTGTATTGTTTTGCTCGAACCAAACTTTTGTGCTGAAACTGATCCTATCGTTGCCTCTACCGCCCATCGCTAAATTTGTTAACTCACACTTGTATTCTTTAGCAATGATATCACTCACAAATGTATTAACACCGTCTTTTGGTCTCGGAGTTAAAAAACTACAACCATTTGAAAATATTTTGTGCATAATGATATTTAAGTCGTAAAAAAAGGGCGATTCAAAATTCGTTGTCGCCCTCTTTTAAGTGTTCTTTAATTAAATTATTGTGCTTCTGCTGGTACTTCTGCTGGTGTAAACACACCCATTTGCCATAGCACTAATGCTACAACAATCACTGCACCTGCCCAAAGCCATTTATTTTTGAAGTTCATTTCGTTTCCTCCTGGTTAAAGACACGAAAAGGGCGAACCAAATTAATGTTTCGCCCTTTCCATTATTCAAATTTTGATAATCAAAATAGATTATGCAAACTTCAAGTTACCGTTTGTGATCGCAACTTCGCCAACGTAGTCTTGTGCATTACCTAGAGATGATGCAGTGTTTGTTAACTCTACATAACCGTATCTAGTTAAGAAACCAACTACTGGTTCAAAAGTTGATGGATCAAGTACAACACCTGAAGACATTAAAGGAATGTAAGGACAGTAGAATGCCGGAGCATCTGCTTCACTTGAACCTTTGTATCCTACTAATACCGGAGTGGCATCAGTTGCGTAACCGTCAACGTATACTCTCATTGAAGCATTTAACGTACCAACAAATTTAGTGTTAGTCGGTGCTTCAAAAGTACCTTCAGTTGATCTTGCGAACGCTGAAGTTGTTGCTGATTGAAGAATAGTTAAAGCAGTTGGTGATACTACTGCGTAGTTACCAGCGCCTCTTCTTGTTCTTGCCGCGATGTTGTTAGCAACTCTGTTGATTAACACAGCCAAAGCCGCGTGTTCGTCACCAACGAAAGTTGCAGTACCTGATACAGCCGCTTGATCAAAAGTTTCCTGTGTAGTCGCTAATGATCTTAGTGACTGGATAACTTCTTGGTCAATCTCAGCAGTAATCTCTTGTGCTAACGCCGCCATGATTTCTGCTTCTACATCGATACCTTGTTGTGCTTGAGCATCTTGTGCCGCTTCAAAAGTCCATCTTGCTGATAGTTTTCTGCTTTTCGCTTCAACTGCCTGCTTTAAGATCTGAATTGACAATCTTTTTCCTGCTGAACCTTCTAATGAAGCAGTTGAACCTGCTTTTGTAGAAGAGTTATCACCAGAATATGCTTCTGCTATTTTGAATGGAGATAGTGCTTCTTCACCCGGTACAGTAGATGTAGTACCTGAAGATGTGTCTGCATATCTTATTCTTAGTGTGTGGATCTGTCCAACCGGACCAGTCATCGGCTGTACACCAACGATTTCGTTAGCGATTACAGTCGGCATAACCCGTCTGATTACTGGAAGAATCACTCTGTTTAAAGTAGCAACGTTACCGGCACTTGTTGCACCAGCAGTAGCCGCCTCAGACAAATACCTTTTAGTATTTTCTAAGACAACGTCCATAGTTTTTTTCTTGTTGCCCTCTAAACCTTCAGTAAGAGCGGTTTTAGTTTCGCTCCATTTAGATTCAAATATTTCTGACATTTGATCTTTCCCCTTTAGTTTATAGTTTAAACACCCGCTAATTTACGAATGTCTGTTATTTCTGCATCATCCCTTTGTGCTCTGTCGCCACTTGCTTCACTAATAATCTGTTTAGTGTTAGCAACCGGTTTCTCGTCAGCCATCACGTGTGGAAGATACTTGTTGTATGAAGCCTCAAGTTTCGCTGTTGAAACTGATTCCAACAACTGACTCATTACTTCACTTTTCTCTTTGCCCAATGGTTTGAGCAACTCTGCCATCGTTTCCTTACGTTCCATCAAATCTTTTGCTCTTTGCATTTCTGCTTCTTTAGATTCAATCACCGTTTTCTTCTCTTCGATGGATTTCTCGGCTTCTGCTAATTTCAATGTTGTTTCATCAACAACCTTCATTAGTTTTGCAGTCTCTGACTTCTCGTTGAGATAAGAAGCCTGGTACTCAGATGCAAATGCCTCAAAAATTGTTTTACCAAAGTTAGATTCTCTAGCCTTAGTAATGTCTTCTTTAAGTTGAGCAAGTTCCTCGCCCAATTTTTTAGTAACTGCTTGTTCAACAATTTTAGCAGATTTAGAAATAAATGCTTCTTTCATCTTAGCCATTTGTTTTTTCGCTTCAGCCACTAATTTAACTTTCGTTTCCACAACGCCTTTTTTGTCTTCATGGAACTCTTTAATTTCTTTTGCAAGAGCATTTACTACGAACTCTTCCATTTTCTTAAAGTTTTCGTGAACACCTTTTCTGTCGTTGTGTAGTTCAGTTAACTCTTCTGATAATTTTTGCATTATAAACTCTTGCAATTTACCAGAATGTTTGCCTACGTTTTCTTTGTAAGCAATTTTTTCCTGTGCTAGTGCTTTTCTGTCTTCGACAAATTTGCTAATTTCTTCTGATAACTTGTCAGTCATCATTTTGTCAATTGCTTCGATCATGTTTGATTTGTCATGCTCGTATCTTTTAGCAAATTCTTCTCTTAACTCAGCACCTACAGTTTCTCTGTTTTCTTTAACTTTTAAATCCCAAGCCTCTTGGATACTTTTTTGAGTATCTTCTGATATTGCTCCGGATTCTACTAGTTTTGATATTGCGTCTATCATTATTTTAGGTCCTTTATTATGTTAGTTAAAGCATCATTTAGATACTTTTGTGCTCGTTTGTCGTTTCTCACTTCTTCTGCCAGACCCTTTGCCTTCATACCACCTTTTGTATTCAATAGGTGTTCGTATATTGGCGTTGGGTAAGCACCTGGAGCCGAAGGTTGGGCCACAACATCAACAGTGATGATCTCAAAGTCTGAAACTTCGCCGTTTCCATACTCGGATATATTTCCGCTACCTCTGGAACTCACGCCTAATTTCACACCTGATTCCAACATTGTTTTGACAAGTTGACCCATCGGTGTTGGCAAAATTTTCATTTTGCCGTATCCATTTGGTCCATCCATCCACATCTCAGTAATCATGTGTGACACACGGTCCAAATTAATTTTTAAATCGTCTGGATGATCTACTTCTCCTAGGACTGAGTACCCTGAAGAGATTTGATCGTTCAGTGTTTTAACTGCTTTTCCAATTTCATTTACTGGGTAAATTCTTTGGTTAGCATTTTTAATACCACCTTGGATGCAAATCCCTTTCATGTACAAGTCTTTGCCATTTTCACCTTCGTGAAGAATGGACATCCTAGCCTGATCGTACGTTAAGTGTTCTCGTAGATGTATAGACATCAGTTGACTCCTTTATCCAGTACTACTTTTTAGCAGGTACTACTGGTGATTTTTTATTGTCAGCACCGTCAGAGGTATTAGCCTTCTCTTGCTTCTTGAAAGAAGTAGATTTGTCTTTACCGCCTGTGTTTTCAAAACCACCTGATTTCATATCACTAGTTGATGGTGCAGGTCTTCCTGACTCTTCTGCTCCGCCAATTTTGTGTGCTGAAGCGCCAGTTGGTGCTTTCGCGTTTGAAGCCACTGGAGATTTTTTAACATCTGCGTGGTCGGCTGTATCTGCAGATTTTTGGATTTTGTATTCTTTTACAGTTTCCTTTGTATCTGCTTTTGCTTCCATAGGTTGTATCTCAGGAGTAACTTCTGGTGCAACTTCTAATGACTCATCTTCTTTGTCATCGTCGCCCATTTTGTCACCCATCATTTTTTCAAATTCTGCTTTAAGATCTTCTAAAGCGTCTTCTAAATCTGAAACTCTTTCTTCAGTGTCGCCATCTTCAGCGCCAGCATCCATATCTGCACCCATGTCGTCCGCTGATGCTTCTGCATCACCTTCTTCATCTGAAGCAACGTCTTTAATTAAATCATCAGTAGCGTCGCCACCAACTTCTTCAATTGACTCTTCTTCAGTTGTTGCTGATTCGTCTGCTTTTTCTTCTTCTGAAGTTTCTTCAACTTTTTCTTCTGAAGTTTCTTCTACTTTTTCATCTTTAGATTCTTCAGCAGTTTCTTCTACTTTTTCATCTTCTTTATCAGATGCTTCTGTTTCTTTAACTGCTTCTTCTTTAGACTCTTCTGCTGTCTCTTCAACAGATTCTTCTTTAGTTTCTGTAGATGCTAGATTCTCGTAAATGTCTCTAGACTTCTCTACCACTATTTCGTGAAACATTTGTTCTGCTTTTTCGTTTTCTTCGTTGATAAGCAGTTCAAGTAATGCTTCGAACTTATTGCTTGGTGTTGTCATATGACTCGTGCTCCTTTTTTTAATATCGGCATTAAACTTAATTAAGTAATATATATTTAAGCGACCAGCCGTATTTAGGGCGTTCTTTATGACAAAAATGGCGGATTTTGACCAGTTTTTGATTAAAACCGGAGTTGTAAATTATGTATCTTAAGAAATTCTTCGATATCTAGGTGTTTTAAGTTTTTATTCCACTCCAAATCGTTAGGACGGAACCATCCTCGAGGTGTTACTCTCACAAATTCTGTTGCAGGATAGTCTTTTAAGACTCGTTTGGTCTGATTGAGCCAGTTTCCAAAGAAGGTTGCTTCTTCAGTGGACTTTTTATAGTTTCTTGTATCTTTGAATAGGTTGTTAAACTTTTTATGTTGCTTATTATTATGTCCTTGATAATCAAAACCCAGTATATAGATTGTTTTTGGCTTGTGATCTGCCGCATATTTGAGTGCTGTTGGGCCAGAGGACCATCCCAATGAGGGTTGAAAGAACTGTACTTTTTGTAAAATTTTGGCGTGTTTCTCATACATGGCATTATAATTGGACCATACTATATTATTGTCCATGTAATCGCTTTCAGCAATTTCTAAAAGCATTTTGGGATCTACTGCAACCAATACATCAGGATTATCAGAACGATATACTCCGTTACAGGCAAATACTTTACCTATCTTCTTTAGATCTTCGATCTGGATTCCTTTTCGGGACTCTCCGTTTCCTAGTACAAATGCAACTTCCATTACACTTATAATGTATCTTCTGTTGGTGGTGCTCCGTACATCTTCTGGACAAATATTGCCTCTTCGTGTTGTTGAGCATCATGCTCTTCTGAAGATAATCTAATGCCTTTGATGTCTTTTAATGATAATCTAGTTTTTCTAGTGTCTTCTTTGTCTAATATAGAAATATCTTGTTCAGGATCGTAATTTTTATCCTGTTCAAAGCCGTCTTCGCCGTATCTAAAGAATTCAAATAGTTTCATTTTCTATATTTAACCTTAAACCGTGTTAGTTCCGCCCGGAGTAGGAGGTGTTCCTCCTGGAGTTCCGCCACCCGTTCCGCCTGTGCCTGGTGCAGTTCCTTCTGGTGGTGGTGCACCATCTGGTGTTTCTGGCTCATCAAACTGATCTAGATCTGCTGAAATACCTGCTTGTGATACTCCTCCTGATCTAAGTTGTGTTGATTTTGTTTGAGATTTTTGAGATACTGCATTTTCTTCTGCCCAGAGATCAGCATTTCTTGCCATTTCCTCTTCACTTAAACCGAGATATCTGCTTAACGCAAATCTTTTAGACATATAAGGCAGTTCTGCCACCTGTGTAAATGTGTTTACTCTTGCTTGGTCCATTTCAGTTTGTCTGTATGCCGCAAAGTTTTGTGGTGGATTGAATTTAATTTCAAACATTCCATTATCTAAATTGTAACCTTTGGCTTTTACCCAAATTTTAAATTCTTGGTCAAATGTTGGAGACAACATACTTTGTAGTCTCATACAATATTTGTTGAATCTTAATTCTTGTATGTAAGCAGTTCCTACTCTGCCATCATTATAAGTTTGGTTTCCATCTTCTGCACCTGTTGGAAGATAAGAACTTGGTATCCTTAAACCTCTGAACAGTTTATTAGTAAAGAATCTCAAGTCATCTATCTCACCTAGGTTAGTACCACCAGGCAGTGTGTCAACTTTTGATCCTCTACCTTCTGCTGTCTGTGGAAAAAAGTAATCCTCATTGATTGACATCGGATTGTAAGTAGCATCAACATAGTTGACACCACCTGATGTGCTTGGAATTCTTCTTTGATTGATCTCGTTTTTAACTCTTTCAACAAATTGCATTGCCAAGTGTGTTGGCATATTACCTACATCGATATAGAATACTCTTCTTTCAGGTGCTCTCTGTACCCTGTAGATTATAATTGCATCTTCTAATAATTCTTTCTGTTTGTAAACTTTGAAAACTTGTTCTAGCACAGACTGACCAAATGGGAATAAGTTGTCTAACCCATCTGACATTGTTAAATGCACAACGTTCTCTGCATTGATGCTGTACTGATTCATTGTTCTGTAGAATCTACCACCGGCCGCGGCAGTTGAAGCATTGGTCATATTTGAACCTTGTCCTGCTCCTGCATATTGTTGACTATGAGCACCACCTGTTGTTCCACCGCCACCGTATACTTGGTTAGGTGTAATTGATGTTGCAGATAGTCTTTGTAAATTTGGATTGATATCTCTTATGACATATTGTTCTGGTTTCTTTCCGTCAGATTCATTTACAACTATTCTATCTACTTTTGCGTTGTCGACATACAACCATTTATTTGTTTCAGGATCTCGAACAAAGAAACAGTCTCCATATTTTAATGCATTTCTAAAAATTCTAAAAATTCTTTTTGAAAATTGATTTGCTTTTGTCCATTGTTGTAATGCTTTCTTTAAAAGTTTTACTTCGTGACTTGTAACTTCATCTTTGAATACAATATTAAATGGAGTTTCATTCTCTTGATTTTTTTGTGAACAAAATTCTGCAAGTATATCAAGTGCCGCATTTATTTCTGAATCAGAATCCATTTGGTCATATTGAAAGTATCTTTGTATCCTATTAGGATGTCCTGTGTAAACGTCAGGTAGATATGAAGAGTAATTTCTCTTTGCAAAATTTGGTCTGCTGTCACCTGATATAGGTGAAAGGTTCGCGTCTTTAAAATATTTTTTCCAAGCCATAACTTATTATACTATACTTTCTGTCTGGTTTGCAAGTCTTCTTTGCGTTTTATCTGTATTTCTTGCGACATCGGTATTAATACTTACAAGGGTATTTACGTTCTTATTAAAGGTTTTCATTTCATTTACCACTGCTGACATTTTGGTATTCATGTTGTTAAATGTTGAATTCATTGTTTGTAAAGCACCACTATCACCGCCTGTAGCCTGGCTAGAAAGGTATGCATCTGTTTCTGCTTTGGTTAAAACACGTTCTCCTGCGTGAATTGTTGACAAATTAGTACGAGTTTCTCGTAAATTACCAGTTGTACCGATAGTTCCTTGCTGTTTCATGCCAATTGCTTCCATTAATTTGTCATCTAGATCAGTTGCTCTGAAGGCCCCATATGCTCCTCCGGCAATTCCTCCGATCAATGCACCTAATGGTCCAAACATGGCACCTGCAAGAGCACCACTGGCCGCACTTGAACCAACTCCTAACAGTTTTCCTCCGGTTGATTCTGCCTGGTCGGCAATATTTCCACCCATCATTGTGCCACCAATACCTAAACCTAAGCCACCTGCCTTGCCCATGAAACCTGCGGCTTTGCCCATGAAACCTTTTCCACCACCCATGAATCCGTATCCTGGCCCCATTGGTCCCCACAGTTTCAATGCGGCATAAGTTCCTGCTGTGATAGGTGCAGTTTCTCTTAACATACTTGCACCGGTTGTGACAATTTCTTTAGCGGCAAACACAGCGGCCTGTGTTCCTTTGTTTAAACCTTTGATGTCTTCGGCAAGAGTATTCATTGCTTCATTGAGTGAACCTGTACCTGTTCCTAAAAGGTCTCCCATGAAATCTAGAAAACTTGTTTGTGTTCCTTGGAATGCACTGGAAAGATTTTTTGCCGCGTTTTG